AGCGAGGAAAGCCAACGTTACCGTCTGGACGGTGATCGTACTGCCGCTGATGCCAAGAGCTTAGCGAGTGGAAGCAGCGGCGCGGGCGATCATGGCGGCAAGTAGCGCAGGCAATATCGTCCGCGTCGGTAAGCGCCTCATGGGCACGTTGCCAGAATCCACGCACTACCCGCCGAGCTTCTGGCGTGACGCATCACGTTTATCTATTGCCATCCTTGTTGGACGCCTCGGCGTCGGGGGTGGGGTCACGCACGCCGAACCGTCGTTCTCGACGAATTCTGAGTGCTTCGGCCAGGTCGATAACGCTGGATTTCGTCGTAGCCACCGACCACCAGGTCATGTCGCAAGGCTCCAGCTGGTGACGCGGCCAGCCTGGAATCCAGAACCAGACCCAAGGAGCGTTAATAACCCGATATTACATTTCGCATAATGTATAGACGGTGGCTTTATCAAGGCCGTTGACGGCCGCTTGAGCCTTGTGGGGTAGGGCGAAACCAACGGCCAAACATACGGCCATTGCAGTGGCCGCCAACTTCCGCCAGACCGCCTTTTCCTCTCGACTGACTGCGCGCGCCTCTCCGACTATGCCCAGGACGCGGGCAAGCGGTAGGCCGGTCAGCCCAGCCAAAGTTGCGCACATCACCGTATCGGGCAGCGAGTAGCCCGATTTCCAATTGGCGATTGTTCCGCGAGATACGCCGAGCTGTCGCGCGAATTCCGCGTCACTGCTGACGTTCAGCGCTTTTCGCGCTGCGTCGATGAGGTCCGTAACCGTCTGCATCGTTCAACCCTGTTGACACCCCTGTTCAACCCCTTTATACATTGCCTCGCGTTCAACGGTGTTGAGCGCCCCGCCACCGGCACCCCAAGGCCGCTGGCGGGCTCCCTTGGGGCAGGGCTTGGGGGCGGGGATTAGCCTTGGGCACTTCCACTTTCGCATGGCATCTTCACCCTCTTCGCAAGCTTCTCGATGATGGCACCCGCTCTATCGAGTTCCTGGCAGGCAGTCCAAACCGAGCTGATTCCACTGATTGCCTGAGGCTTCTCGGATCCTTCCTTGCCGAAGTAGTGGTCAAGGAACACTCCACAGACGTGATCGAAGTTACGCGCGACCGTAAGGGCGGAAATTTTTGCCTCCACACCGTTATCGCCGAGAACATCCCATGCAGGGTCGTCCCACTTGATTGCGCTGATCAGATTTCGGGCTCCTGCAATGGTTCCGCAAACTGTCGCAAGTTTCACCGCACCGGTTGGGTCCAGCTGCCGAAGCGCGGCATTCAAGTGGAAGAGAGGTCTGATCATCAATTGGGCCCAAGTTTCTGTGCTGCGCAGATGTGCGGAGCGCTGCTTCTTGAGGCGATCGTCCGCTTGGTCAAGTTGCTGCTTCTGCAGGAGGAAGGTGGCTGCGGCGTACTTCCAAGCCCCATAGCCGATCACCCACGTACCGATGGCTGCGGCCCAGTCTCCAAGGCTGCCCCACGGAAACTTCTCGGCCCCTGCTCCGATCCACGCAAAGATCAGCCAGCTAAGGGTCGCAGAAAGGCCGCTCGCCACCACGCACGCAACCAGAACGTCCCGCACAGCAATCCTTCGCAAGTACCACTTGGTCATTCCTCCCCCTCTGTTGGCTTCTGCCTTGGGGGAATTCTGGCATGACAGAACCCCTTCTTGCCTTAGGCCTGCTGGGAGCTATCGCGGCCACCTCCATTGGCTGCGCACGCATCGTTTCTTGGCTGCTCGACCGGCGCGATTACTCCGTCTGGCAGCAGTCCCGCGAAGCCCAGGTCATCGCACTCGCAAAGGCTGAGATTGCCGCCACCAAACGTGGCGACCTGCTGGCTGCAGCCCGCTTCGCCGAACAGCAGGAGGGCATCCATGTTCCGTAACAGCCCCTTCCCGTGGGTCCTTCCTGCTATCGGCCTCTTCGCCGTTGTCCCGAATCCAGCCACGCTCGTGCTGGTCGTCTTCGGCTTCCTGCACTACGTCATGGGGGTCCTCCGCAATGGCCGGTGATCGCGCGGTGCCGGCCGGGTCGGAACTCCCCTCGTCTAACAGGGGAGTCAGTGAATTCAGGAACCCCGAGGGAACCCTGACGGTCGGCGTTGACTGGTTCTCCGCCTCTGTAGACATGCTCGCGGTGTTGAACGAGCTGGCATTCCGTGAGGGCGACTCCTACGAAGAGATCCGGCAGTGGGTCGATTTCAGCCCCGACAATGCCCGCATTGTCGCCCTGCAGATCTTCTGCTGGTTCTTCGCAGGGCTGGGACTGGAACTGGACGAAGTAGCCGGGGGAGGGCGCTTCTACCTGTGGCGCATCAAGATCCTCAACGCCGAAAAGAAGTTCGTCGGCATGATCGAGCTTGGCGGCGAGAACTGCCGCCGTGCTGATGGCACCTATACCGCCCGAATTGAGTTGACCGGCGATGGGTGTAGGGCAGTAGCAGCAGCGCGCTGCGGCCATGCGCAGCGGTGGCTGGAGCTTCGAGCGAAGCTCGAAAGCTGCGGCGGCAGAATCACCCGTGTCGACGTGTGCGCAGATGATCTTGTCGGCAACTACCCCTTACGCCTCGCACAGAAGTGGTACGCCCAGGGCGAGTTTGACAACCGTGGTCAGCGCCCCAAGGCACAGCTGGTTGACGACTACGACAGCGGTGACGGCAAGACCCTCTACGTGGGCGGCAAGAAGTCGGAAAAGCAGCTGCGCGTCTACGAGAAGGGTAGGGAGCAGGGCGATAAGGCGTCGCCGTGGGTGCGCTATGAGGCCCAGTTCCGCGCCTCCAACCGCAAGGAACTGCCGCTCGACATTCTGCGTGATCCGGCGTCCTACCTGCTGGGTGCCTATCCGGTCCTTTCCTTTCTGCGCTGCGTTGCCACGCGCATCGAAATCACGAAAGCCGCTGTTGAAGCGACGTGGAAGAGCGTTCGTCGCCACATCCGCCGCCAGTACGGCGCGGCACTGAACTTCATTTCCAAGAACTGCCCGGACGATCAGTCACTGCGGGCGGTCATCGAATCCTGCACTTCGCCATCGCTGCCGAAGTGGGTCACAGGTGACACAGCAGCGCACTGGCCCGAAATCGCGGCCGTACAACCAACCTCCAAGGGGTAACGAAATGATCAAGGTCACCGTACTGGATTCGCAGATCAACGAGCGTGGCGGCAGCTTCACCAACGACCGCAACGAGAACGTTGAGTTCACCACCCGCAAGCAGCGCGGCAAGCTGGAGGCCGATGGCTTCGCCTATCCGTTCGATGTGCGCCTGGACAAGGGCCAGCCCGGCTATCAGGCGGGCGAATACGAGCTGGATGTTCCAGCCATGCTGCAGGTCAATAAGGGCGTTGCAACCCTGAGCAAGTTCACCGTGCTGCGCCCGCTGCAGAAGGCTGCACCGCGCCCGGCAGCGCAGGCCTAAGTCATGGCGCGGTACGTCTACGAGTGCCTGCAATTCAACGAACAGACTGGCACCTGTGAGCAGGCTGGATTCGTGCCGCGCACCGATATCCCCGCACTTACCACTGCCGAGGTGTCGGGGTTGTTGTCCATGGTTGCGGTGTGCTTCGCCGTGGCATGGGCATACAAGCAGTTAGGCAGGTCCGTTCGCAACTAACTCAACTACGCAAGAGGATCATCATGGATCTGGATTACAGCGCTGCACTCACCGTTCTGGCCGGTTTGGCAGCGGGTGTCGCTGCCATCGGCACCGCCAAGCTGGCACCGGCCGCAATCGCGGTTGGCTACAAGTGGTTCAAGGCTGCGATCTTCGGCTGATCGCAGTAGCAACGGGGCCGGGCAATCCGGCCCCTTTCAATGGGGGATTGATGATGCTCGGTCTATTCGTTCTCTGCGTCGGCAGTGCCGCGCTCTACATCGCGTTCGGTGACTAGATGACGCGTGTCCTGCTGGCGCCACTGGTTGCGGCGCTCTACTTCTTCGCTCCTTCACTGCACGCTGCTGTGTGTTCGCCCAGCGCGGACGTGGGCTATATGGATTGCGATGATGAGGGCGAAGCCTATGCAGCTGCCTGGGCTGCAGCTACTGAGCAGGCTGGTCGATCTAACGCTGCTGGCGGCTTTACTTGGAACCCGATGGTTGAGCAGGAGGGCAATGGCTATGTCGGCTTTGTCCGACCTTCATATGCGTCTAGCGGGCGATATGCATCCGTCAAGCGTGGCTGGAAGACGAAGTGCAGCGCACGTCCTGAAGAGTTTGGCTGGGAGGGTGGTAGCACTGCCGCGTCGGTCAATGCTTGCCACAGGGGCTGTATGTACTCCAGCGCACTCGATCCGGCTGGTGTGGCCGGTTTCAGCTACACGCCCACCGGGGGCACCTGCACAGAATCTGACGCGCCTGAGCCTAAGCCCGCTGGCGACGGCGGTGGCGATGACGGTGGCGGCACTGGCGGGGAGACAGGGGGAGGTGATGGCGACGGTGGCGGTAGTGACGGCGGTAGCGATGGGGGAGGGGACGGCGGCTCAGGGGGTGGTGACGGCGGCGGCGACGGCGGTGGTAGCGGGGATGGAGATGGCGACGGGGACGGCGATGGTGATGGCGGTGGCGATGGCGATGGCGGAGAGAATCCGAGCCTCCCGGGCGATCCGCAGTATCCGGGCGATGTGCCGATGCCCTATATGGATCCCCCCATTCCCGGCAGCTACCAAGGGCAGTGGTCCAGCGGTCTAGGGGGTGGGTCTTGCCCGTCACCTCGGACCATCAATGTATCGCTCGGCGGCTACAGCGCCGCCATGGTTTTCGAGTTCAAGCCGCTGTGTGATTTCTCTCGGTACATCCGCGGCATGGTGATCGCATTCGCGGCCATCGTTGCTGCCTACATCGTTCTGGGGCTCAGAAGATAATGCCTTGGCTTGCCGCCTTCCTTGTCCAGCTCCTGGGCAACTCTCTCGCACGTGTTTTGACCGGCGCGGGCCTCGGGCTTGCGACCGGCGCCGCGCTGCTTCCGCTGGTCAAATCAGCATTGAACCTTGTCGTCTCCTACTGGGGCGGCATTTCCGGTGACCTCGCCAATGTGCTGCTGCTCGCAGGGGCAGGGGAGGCCATCACCATCGTTGGCTCTGCCATGGTCACCAAGGTTGTGATTGACGCTGGCAAAGTCGCAGTTCAGAAGGCTGCATCCAAATGATGTATCTCATTTCCGGCCAGCCCGGCAACGGCAAGACCTTGCGCGCCATGAGCATGGCGCAGGAGTTCTACGAGCAAAACCGGCAGGCCGTCAAAGAAGGCAAGGCGCAGCCGCGACGGTTCTTCACCAACGTCGCAGGTGCCACCACTGAGGAGAATCCGGACGCCTTCCCATGGTTCGAAAAGCTGCCTGACCACAACGACTGGACCCAGCTTCCCGATGGCTCCTTCGTGCTGTACGACGAAGCGCATTCGGATGGCAACACTCAGGGGCTGGAGCGCTATGGCAGGCTATTCCCGTCCACCGGCAAGCCGGGGGAATCGGAAGACCCACGCATTCGCTCGATGTCCACGCACCGACATCGCGGTTTCGATCTGGTGTTCGTCACCCAGTGGCCCAGCAAGATCCACCACCAGGTGCGCAGCCTGATCGGCTCGCATACCCATATGAATCGCGCGTTTGGCATGCAGCGGGCTGGTGTTCTGACGTGGACCCGCGTGCAGGCTGATCCCTACGATGAGCGGATACGCGACAAGGCCGAAGAAGAAATCTGGGTCTATCCGAAGAACCTCTATGACAGGTATCGCAGCGCAACGCTGCACACGGCCAGTCACAAGTTCAAGGTACCGAAGCGAGTCTGGCAGGGCCTGTCAGTGGCGGTCGCCTTGATAGGCATCTTGTGGTTGGGTTGGCTGTTCCTGATCAAACCCTCCAACGCACAAGCTGCGAAGAAGGAAGAGCAGGGGGCCGAAGCTTTGCCGGCGGCAGGGGCCCTGGCGCCCTTGGGCGCGGGCATGCCGGCGGCACGGCCCCTCACCCGCGAAGAATACGTGCAAAAACACAAACCACGTGTGGAGTTTCAGCCGTGGTCTGCCCCCGCCTTCGATGATCGCACCGTGCAATCGCAACCTGAGCTGTATTGCATGGCCTCCGGCACCACCGAGCAGGACACCACCTGCACGTGTGTCACAGAGCAGGGCACCAAGGCAAAGATTTCGCTACCGGTATGCGTGGCGATCGCACGCGATGGCCCGGCCTACAACCCGTATCGCGCACCACGCCAGGAATCGGAGTCGAGTCAGGATCACCCAGCTCGCGGCATCGCTCAGTCATCGCCATCCGGGACACCCGAGCCGTCACCACATGCGCTGGTTGAGGTCGGGAAACGCCCAATGGGGACGTTCCCGGAGACGCCACCTTACCCGGCGACCTTCTGA